GGGCAACCGTACCTCCCCCCTTAGCGTAACTACGCTAGAAGGAGTCTGCAAGCCATTTAGTTTATCCAGGTCCGGACGTGCGAGGGACCTGCTCCGCATCGGATACCGACGTCTTGGGATCTCGGAACTACCGGGTTAGGCCGCGCCAAAACTAGCGCGACCTAGTTCTCTCCCTTCTGAGTATTCATCACTTTATATAAGTATAAAGCTTTGCCCAGAGATCAGAGCCAACACGGAAAGTTGGAGGAACATCTATTCCATGTGCATATTTAAGCATACGTCGCATTCCACTCGGAAGCGAGATCTCCTGTTGAACAGGGAAACCACTTTGGTAGTGGCCTACAAACTGACAGAACTCATCAGAGTAACTGCCGCCTGCGATCATCAGCCCGACGATCCTGCTCCAAGAAACGTCGAGCGACTCCGGGCACGACTCCGGGTACAGTGCAAACATGAACCAGTCAATTGGGTCCTCTCTTGCTCGAGTGTGATTATCTAATTTGTACCCGAGTAATTTGAGTTCCCCTCGTGCTTCGCACGGTATAGTCTTTTCTGTCACATTCATAGATATGAACAGAAAGAACTCCTGCACTGCAGGGAGAGAGAACGCGCGTGTGGTTGCAAACGCGGAATCATCTCCTAACACTCTGAGACCCCAACATGGGAGACCCAGGTAATTACAACACGCATAGATGATAATGCTGTTACAGACAGAATCACCTATTTGTGTGAAGAACGATCCAGAGGGAACACCCCTATGTTTCGTCCACTTCACGCCATCTGGCATGAGAATTGGAGTATTAATAAAATAATATTCCATAGCCTGCCATACACGGCGCCATCTTTGTTGTTGACCTTCAGTGAGGTTCTTTCCACCCCAATGGGTCCAACAGATATTTTCACTCATTATGAGGAACGCTTCGTGAATTACGAAGGTAGGAACCGTCGCGTCATAACTCTTGAAATCAAGGCTGACATAAATGTCATTATTGACGTTAGGACGGCCAACCTTATCATACTCATGAATAGGGTGAACACCCGTCATCATGGGATGTCCTCGTTCCCTGTACTTATCGTACAATGGAACGGCAAACTTAGCTTCAATAGCTAGAATTTCTGCGGGATAAACCCACGCTAATCTAGTTCTAATCTCCTCCACTGGTGACATATGGCCACGGAGGGTCGCCTTACAACTGGGAAAGGTTGCCTTACGAGGATTGAAGTCTACCTCTTTCTGCCATTTGCAGAAATGGGCGAGTTTTCTCGCGGCTTGGCGGATTTCAGGAAGATTCTCGCCTTTTGTTCCAATAAAGGAAATACCGGCGGAGGTGCCTGGTCCCAATCTAGCGGCTCAACTGGAATATCCAGTTTGAATGCACATCTCGCATCTTTATATGCTTGATGGAAAGCTTCCTGTACTTTGGGCTCGAGACTTTTGAAATCAAAGCGCTCGCCTCCAAATAAACTAAGTGCGAGGTAGAGGCCACGAATGCCTTCACCACGCCTTGTCCATCCCCAGAGGGAATCGTAGAATGATCTATTCCACGATTTTAATGCCTCGGCCACCCATGGATCAGTATTCAAGGGGC